GTTCTGTTAATGAATAGCATATTTTCTTCAATAGCACCCTGTGCATCGAATTTTTTAAGTATTTCATCAAATGAACCTAAATCCTCAGCAGTTGAGCTACCTGCAATACCTGTAGTAATGTGACCTCTTGCAGTAATTGCTGCAAAAAGACCTTCTGTACCAGCTGTATCGTCAGAACCAGCAGTACCTAGTTGTGAATCAACACCTCCGTTTGCTTTTGCTAGTTCACCTTCAATCATTGCCATTTCAAGATTGTCCTCGAATCTTTGTCTTGTGTCACCTTCTGCTTTTAAGTACCATAGGTAACCAGACTGTCCTTGCTCTCCTGTTACTTCAACCCAACCAATTTGAGAAGCATCAGATCCTGAAACTTCGTATTTATCTTTAATGATAATTGGCTTATTAGTTAAAGAAGCAAAAGATGGTTGTACTGCGTTGCTAATTCCTGAAGTTCCTTTCTTAAATTCAGAACCAAATACGAATAAGTCACACGTTGCTGTTCCGTCGTCATCTGTTGTTACGAAACCAGATACAGCACCAACAGTTGCACCTCCTGAATAAGGAATTGCAGTTAATGTTGTATTGTCAGCTGCTACTGCAGAAACGTACGCTTTAATTACTGTAGGAGAAGTTTGGTTATCGCTTAATACGATAGTTTGTCCAACTCTTACTGCGTGAGTTCCTGAAGATGCAATTGTAATTACACCGGTGTTAGCTACTGCTGCACCTTTGTAGTGTAAGTGTAGTCTACCTTGCTCAGACCAAACAACTTGATCAGAAGTCATAGGCATTTCAGCGCTCACCATTCTTAGGAAAGAAGCTATAGATCTGTTTCCAAATACTTCTACTTCTTGCTCATATAAGTCTGGTAAATACTGCTGAGACCAATCGTTTGAACCACCTGTAAATGATAGGTAGTTAGACGATAATGTCTGTTTAGCTGGTGCTGGCGTTGAGTTCAACGAGCTTCCAGCTGATGGAGTTATTGCTGCCATTTTATATTTAAATTTTAATTATTAATTATTTTTTTAATTTAATACGTAGCTTTGAGCTATCGTCTCCTGATATTGCTCTCACTTTAATTCCACCTGATTCAACAACACCTGAACTAGTTTGTCTCGGATCCATGTTTATATTTTTGGATTCTGCCGAAATTTCCTTAACAGCTTCTGTTTTCCCAAGTTGATAAAAGTGATTCGCTATACTATCAGCGTTTTGCGCAGCGAATAATGCTTTATGATAACCGTATCCATCTTTTAGTCCATCTTCATCGCTAAGGTAACTACCTACTACGTTCATAATGTCCATTTGATTATTTTTTACTTTATCTACATCTTTAACTTTAAATTGGAATTTTTTGTTATCAATATTAAAATCAAAACCTTTGAATTCTTGATTGAAAACTTCATCCGTTTTTAATTTAAAGCCGTTACGCACTTTTTCTTGTATCTGAGCATTTTCTTTTTGCTCATTATTGTATCTATTAAAAAAGTCTATTGCCTTTTGTTGATCTTTATTTAAATTATCAGACATTTTAACTTCTTTATAGTATTTGTTTTTTTGATCTTCTAAAAAGTTTTTAGCTTTAGCTATTTCTTCTTTATAAGCTAATTGTTTTCTTTTTATGTTTGTAGCATCGTCTATTTCTTCATCGTAAGAAAACTTATCCTTAATTAAAAAATCAATTTCTTCAGAATTTAAATGTGATTTAGTTGTGCTATAATATTCTTTAACTAAATCGTTGTTTTCAAATTTTGAATAATCTTTATTAAGTTTTACATAATCTTCTAAAGTACCGCCTGTATCTTGCATAAACTTAATTAAATCATTAACACCTTCTGGTATTTCAGTATTTTGATCCAAAGGTTTATTTATTTCAGGTTCTGTGTTTAATACATTATTTTCTTGAACAAGCTCTTCTACTATTTCCTTTTCTTCTTCTTTTTGACTTTGTTCGGTAGACTCTTCAGACTGCGTTTCGTTTTCTTTTTGAACTTCTTTGCTAGCGCTGGATTCGTCGCGTACAGAAACCTCATCTGTGCTTTGCTCTTGAATGGCATCTTCTTCTTGTTTAGGTTGTCTTAAATCTACTTTGGTAATTGTTTCAGTACCAGTATCTAATCCCATTTTTTTTAGGGCTTTAGTTTCTTTTTCAGCTGTAGATGGATTTTCATCTTCTACAACTTTTGCTTTTATTTCTTCTGACATAATATAATATAATTATTTATTCTTTTAATAAAGGTAAGAATAATAAACCTTATGATCCTTGATAGGCTACAATAGTTCCAGAGCTTACATCAATTTCAGTCCAACGACCGTAAATTGTAACTCCTTTAGGAAACGTAACACTATCAACGACTATTCCGTTTGATCCAGCTCCAATGCCTTCTGTGTTAATATATGTTGTTGCACTTTCTGCAACTAATCCGCTTGCGCTATCAAATACAGAGTCGGTTAACATTGTTATAGCTACAAATACATTACCTGAATCAGGTGTAATAGCATTTGAACTTGCTGTTGTATAAGTTGAACCGTTTATACTTCCAGTCCAATCATTTCTAGGTACTTTGCTCATAATTTTTAATTTATTTATTATTTAGGATCAAATTGTTCTAATCCAAATCCACCTAAATTATCAAATCCCATTGTAGATTCAAAGTTTTTTGGAGGAGTATTATTTTTTCTTTGCTCAATTAATTCAGACTGTTGTGAAGCTTGAATTTTTGTTCTTTCATCTTTTCTATCTTCACGATACTTGTCTTTATCATTAATCACTTGTAAATCCATTTCTTTAAGCTTTACATTAAGTTGAAACTCATGTAACATAAGCTCTTTCTTTATTGCCGCTTCTCTTTCTAGCTTTTGAATATCAAACTGCGTTTGTGCTTGCCCCATTTTAACTTTGTTTTCTGTTAAAATAGTATTCTTTTGAATATCTACTGCCGCAGCTGCTTCTGCTGCTTGTGCATTAGATTGGGATTGAAGCTCTATATTTCTTGCACTAATAGCTTGGTCTTGTTCTAATTTTTTTCTTCTTCTTAATTTTAAAAGCTCATTTGCAAGTTTTAAATTTTTTACATTTCTTATATCAATTGCATCTTCAAGATTTATTTGTTCTCTTTGTAATGATGCTTGAATATTATTTTCTAATAACTGTTTTTCTTCCTCTTCGGGGGTTAATTCTAAAAATATTCCAAAATCATGTAAATGAAGTTCCGTAACTTCTTCTAAGTTTGCAACATTAAATCTTCCTAAAGAATTTACAAAAGAATTTTTAGTATTAGCAAACTCTAAAACATCTGATATTCTTAAAGATATTGCTTCAGCTGTTTTTAAAGTTAAATATAATCCTGATTGTAATATATGTCTTGTTGCAGTATTTGAATTAGCAGCTGCAATTTTTTGCAATCCAACTAATGCATTTTTATCAGGAGCAGAGCCATCTCTTGCTTCATTTAAACCTGTAACATCTCGCATGTTTTGTAAATAATAATTATAAGCTGTTATTAAGCTAGATATTTTACCACTACCACTTCCTGATTGCAATTCTTGTATTGGAACTCTACCATTATTAAACTCACCATCTTGTGTCATTGATCTTCCAATAACTGAACCTGTTTGAAAAAACATATTTAAAGCTTCTTGTGGATTATAATTAGTTCCATTACCTAAATCAACTTCAGCAATACCATCAGCGTCTAAAAATACTCCGTCTGGAACCATTCTAGATAACACTTGTTGTAGTTTTAAATGTGTAAGTTGAATCATATCTGCAAATGTTGTCATTCTACTAACTAAGGATTCTAGTCTTCCTTTATACATTCTAGGTGCTACTATATTATATGACATTTCAACTTTTGTTGTATCTGATTTAGGTCTTGTCATATTTTCACACATTTTCCATTCTAATACATTTTCACTACCAATTATTTTTGTACCTGCATATAATACTTCTATTGCTCTATTTATTTTTTCAAATCTTGATCTCTGATCTGCTGGAGGATTAAAAGTATCGTCTTTTTTTATAGCTTTTTTACCACCTGATGCAGTTTCTTTTATTTTATATGTTTGGTTATGATATGTTTTATATTCAAAATGTAATACATAAACATATCCATCATCATCACCGTCTAAAGCTCCGTATGATTTATTATATAATAAAGCACCTGAGCCTAAACCATTATCTTCTATATTTTTTATTTCTTCGTCTGTTATATGAGGAAATTGTTTTTTTAATTCAAGAATGCTAATTTTTCTAATTTCTCCTACATAATATAAATCATCAAAATATGGAGACTCAGTAAATGAATATACAATATCTGCAGGGTCTACATAATTTATTGTTATACCTTCCGCTTTATTAAAGCCATTTTTTACACAAGCCATTCCTATAACTGCTACATCATAATCAAGCCTTTTCTTTGTGAGCTCATATTTATTTTTATCAAAAACATTTGCAAGCGCTTCTTCTTGAGCAATTTCAATCCCCTGTTTATAATCAAGTTGCATATGTACGCTTAACTCTTTTTCGTCATATGGTAATTTTTCTTTTTCAGTTTTATATATATCAATACCTAGCTCTCTTTGTACGCTATCTATATATTCTTTACTACGCATATCACGTAAAACATTTTCCATATAATCACTTCTTTGTTTTACAGACGACGGATCTTGAGAATATGCTTTTATATCATACATTCTTTCCGCAATACCATTTACTACTATATCTACAAACTTTGGAATTATAGGTACAGGTTTCCAATCTAAATTTAAATAAGATAAATCTCCGTTTATTGAAAGTTCATCTTTATACTTTTGTATTGATTGCTCTCCTCTTGCATATAATCTTAATCTATGAAAGTTTTCACGATTAGATTGATACCTTGAAGTACCAGAATCTTTTTTAAACCATTCCGATTCAATAGCTCTTCCTATCTTCTTACCATATTCTATGCTAGCTTTTTCTGCGTCAGATACTGACATACTCGGAAATAATCCTGTTGGGTGTGACTTTGCCATTTACTTTAATATTTTTGATAAACTACCTTGGTTATTATATTTTTTAAATTCAAACTCTAATTTCTTTTTTGTTTTTACTACAGCGGGTGCATACATATTTTTATTACATGCCATAATTGCAAGCCCTGAGCTTATTGCTGCATCAAACTTTGTTCTTTTATTTATATCAAACAAAGCCCAATCATTTAATGTACGATCAAAATATAAATCACCATAGTTATTATCTTCTTTTAATCCTACGTGTTTATCTATATATGACTCTATTGCTGCTGCGTGCGCTTGTCTAATATCTTCTGAGGAGTTTGGTATACCTCCTATTTCTTTTTCTGCAACCGATAATTTATTATAACTTTTATCGGGCCTATTCATTGAATATCCTCTATAGCCTCTTCTCTTTAAATAATATAAAAGTCTTGGCTTATTGTTTTCTGCTAATAATGGCATTCCATAAAATACCAACGCCATCAATACATCTTCAAAAAACATTTCCGCTGTAGGCGGTCTCGATACATATTCAAGAAAAAAACTATTAGAGGGAGCTTCGTCCAAGCTAAACTTAGTCAATCCATG